CTCATCACTACGTGATAAACTACGAAGAAGTTCCTGTGCTGTATAGACGGTATCAGAGACCACGAGTTCATCGAACATTGTTTAGCAGTGGGAGATGATTGATTTTGTGTGGAAATTCGTAGCAAATGTTGTGGATGGTGTGTTCACTCGTGTTGTGTATACCGCTCTCGTTGTTGCTGCAGTTGGCGCTGCGCAACAATGGGGATGGTCGGATGGAGTCTGGATTATTGGTATTAGTAGTGCTGTTGCTGCTGTGGTTATGTATGGCGTACATATCCAGCAGCAGGTTGCTGCTGCTTCAACAGCAGCGGTGCGTGCTGCTGATGCTTCAAGAGAGGTCGCAAGATCGATGGACGAATCAGTTCGTCGATCCAGTGAGGCTTTTCGATCATTAGTGTTGGATTCAAAGGCTGCTATTCAAGTGGCTGTGGCGGAAGTTCGTAGTACTGGTTCACAGGTGCGTGAATCTGTGGAGAATGTTGAGTCTTCTGTGGCGCGTGCTGTTGTTGTGGCAGCAAATGGCGTTGAGGAAGCTGGCATTCGTGCTGCTGAGGTTGCTGATAGTGTAAATGATACTGTCAAAAACGTAGGTGGTACAGTTTCCTGGCTTGTGGACTGGACTGCTAATATCGCTTTGGTTGCTTGTGTGGTTGCGTTGGCTCGTAGGCTTTTTGAGGTGAAGTATTGCCTCGAGGAACGAAAAGAGTCTTCGCAAGCTCTGAGTAAGAAGGAGAAGAAAGAACTTCTTCTTGCCGGCAAGGCTTTGAAAGAATCGGATGTATTTACTGTATTCGATTCGCTCATTGCTGTGTTGGTTATACCGCTGATGATTAGGGATGGTTTCTCTGGAGCAATGGTGCTATGGCGCACAATGAAAAGTGTGGGCGGCATCATTCGCGACTTCTGTTCAGGCTTCAAATTGTTCTCGAGGTTTCTCGGGAGCAAGGAAAATCCTGTAGCCGGAGATGTGCTGGTTGATGAGATAGACAGAGCTGTTGGAGATGTAGTTGCTAGAGTGGAGGAGCGAAAAGAAACGCTCGTTCAGGCGGCTGCGT